TATGCCTGTTGAGTTAGTAGAAGTAAACTGTGTACTACCACTAGAGTTTTCTACTGGCAGTGATGTCGTGGAAGAAGTGATAAAGCCACTGTCGTTGTTAAAACCAGACAGGTTGATGTTGCCTTTGGTCAGTTTCTTCTGATTGTTAGAACTGTCAATAACAGCAAAGAAGTCGCCATCGCCATCTGATGTAGATGTAGTGAGTTCTGACAGGTCTACAGCAATCGTGGCTGTACCAGAAGATGTGATGGTGGTATCACCAGATACATCAATAAGATTGCCAGCAGCCACAGCCACGCTAGTTACTGTACCACTTGTTGTTGTAAAGCCACTATCGTTGTTGAAGATGCTAAGACCAATCTCACTAGCAGCCTTGCGTGACTCCGTTGTGCCGTCTTGCAGAATAAACTCTGTAGTACCAGAAGCGGCACCTGTCATGTCAGTCAGTTCACTGAAGTCGAGGTTAAGCGTTACTGCACCAGATGACCCGCCACCAGACAAGCCTGTGCCTGCAGTGACGCCTGTAATATCACCTACATTGGCAGTAAAGCCACTGTCGTTGTTGAATACGCTGATAGGAATTTCACTGGCTGGCTTACGTTTCTGTGTACCGGCTGCACCACCATCAAGAACAACAAACTCGTCAGCACCGACAAAAGTCTCTGTCATGTCTGTGAGTTCAGTTAGGTCAACTGCAATAGTAGCAGTGCCAGACGAGGTGATTGTGGTAGTACCAGTTACATCAATCAATGCGCCAGCCGCAAAACCTACGGACGTTACTGTACCTGTTGTGCTAGAAAAGCTGCTGTCATTGTTGAAGATACTAAGAGGTATTTCGCTAATGGCTTTACGTTTTTGTGTGCCAGCCGCACCACCATCCAGAATGACCAGTTCGTCTGCAGCGACAGCAGTCTCTGTCATATCTGTAAGTTCTGTCAAGTCAACGTCAATAGTCGGCGTTGCACCTTCACCAGAATTGTTTTGCAGGTCAATCAAGGCACCTGCTGTTAGGCTTGCTACATAGTTGCCTGTTGTTTTAGTGCCAAGTGCGACAGCGTTATTGGCAATACCGGCTGCACCAATCTGCGGCCCCTCACCTTCTGTGCCGTCATGGCTGTGTCCACTAGTAAGATTAAAGGCGGCTTGGATGGCATCAAACTCACCATCAAGGTCTGATGCGTTGATGACGTTGCCGTCTGCAATATTATTGGATGTGTCGTTGCGTACATAACCTGTACCCATATTTATCTCCTATCGTTTACGGCGTATTCCAGTGTCGCAGCATCAATTGAAAAAACATTGTCTGTTCCCTCGCCTGTTGTTTCATATAGTATAGACACAGTAAATCCTGACCCTACAGTTTGCACTTCGTATATGGCTTTTTGTTTAGTGCCGAATACAGAGGTGCCATATATACCTGAACCAAAGAATGTTGTTGCTGCAGCATCCGTGCTAAGAACAGAGTCAGGTTGCACAGCCGCTGGTTGGTCAAAGTCAAACTTTAATGAGAACTCCAAATCAAATGTTCCGTTAACATCAAGATAGGTACTGCCCTTGTATATGGTCTTCCTAATTTCTGAGTCTTGCAAGGATACAAATGGTGTAGCAAAGGTGGCAGAAATATGTGTACCGTCTTGAGTATTCCCTTGCTCCATCTGATAAATGTAACCATCAGCGTTCCCAAAGTAAATGCGTTCTATAAAACCAGTGTACTCACTGAAGATGCTATAGACGTTAAAACCTCTTAGGTCATTCCACTGTAAACCTTCTTGTAACTGTGTTCCTGCAACAGCTTTTGCTGCAGAGTTCTGATAGCCACTATTAAATCCAAATATTCTATATTGACTTTTTTCACGAATGACAGTGCTGTTAAACCCATCTGGGCTAGACCCAATCAAATCAATCATTTCAGTCTGGATGGGCTTAGATACAACAGCAAGACTAAAGTCACCAATCTTATCTGTTGCACTAAATGTGCGTAGTCCATCTGGTCCCAAGAAGAGGATGTCACCACCAATTTCTTGCACTGTGTCTTCAGCAACGCAACCCAAATCCCGTGAAACAGGCTGTAACGAAAAGTCTCCTAGACTACTTCCAGTTAGTACATTAATGCTGCTTTCAGAAAAGATGACAAGCTGTTCACGGAAAACAATCAAACCTGTGATTGTATCGGCAATATTTATTTCACCAGCACCGTTAGCTACGCTAAAATCATCGTCTTCGTATGGGGCAGAAAAAATAAGTTTTTTACCATTGCCCAGCATTACGTGATTTTTAAAGTTTACGGCAAAACTAGCACCAGATGTAGATGCAGGCAATGAAGATAGCTGTGCAAAGGTTGTGCCATCAAATCTAAAAGGTTTTCCTGTAGCATCTACAATAAGTATTTTTTCTGTGCCGTCAAAGTCATACTTCAAAAATCTTACTTTGCCTGTACCCCCCAGAGTTACGCCAGCACTACTAAAGGCAGCGTTATCTGTAATCTGTGTCCAACCCGCAGAAAAAGTTACATCTACATCGTCTGCTATTGTCACTGTTGTAGAAAGAACAACTGTAGCTGTGCTGCTATCTTGTGCAGATATACTGCTAACTGTTACGGTGCCAGTAATGCCTGTGCCTACAACTTGCATACCTGTAGCGATAGTGCCAACTTTAGTATCTACAGTTACAGTAGCAGAGGACGTAACAGCCCCATTTACTTTAGCAGTAATAAGAGTGCCGCTAGACCGGAATAAATCATTTCCTCTTGCTGCGTATACATTAGTTCCGTATCTGACTATGCCACGAATATTGCCAGAGTTTGGAACGGTAGCAATATCGTACTTAGTATATCCCTCTACCCTTCTATAGCCACCAAATACAGATGGTTCAAAGTTACGCAGAATACGTGCTGAACCGGGGGCTTGGATACCGTGCTGATATGGAGCAAGGTTTGTAATTAAGCCACCCTGAAACAGAAACGAATAGGTCTGCCAATTGTCTGCCATTAGATGGGCAACCTCGCATAGCCCATGCGACCACCGCCTGTACTAGCAGCAATCATAGAAGAACGAACATAGTAGGTTCTGTTGATAAGAGTAGAACGCATGTTCTTAATGCCCTCTTCAAACTTTTCTTTGGCAACAAGTGCGTCTTGCGTATTGCCCCTAAACATGTAGGCATAGTGCATAGCACCATCTACAATAATATGGCGATACCTTTCCGGTATATTTGGAACATCGTCCTGCAACTCTAAATCTACGGGAATACGATAATACTCGTAGACTACTGTATAAGCAGCGTCTGGTTCCGGCGTTATGATATACTCTAGTGCAGGTCCATGCGCTACAAGTTGAGGCACACCCTGCCTTCCAGTAGAATTATATTCTTGGTCTACATACTTTTCTAAGTATTCTTCATATGTAATAACGCCCAATTTAGTAGTGGCGTTGCCAAGTGTAGTATCTTCTTTTATTCGGAATGTGTTAAAGTTAATTAATTTTGTATCGTGAGGAAAAGCATAACGGGTCACATTGGATGTGAGTGTATCTTCTTGCGTAACGTGATTAAAGGGCCAGTTATACTCGTGCTGGTTGATGTCCCGTATTGCAGCATTTACTGCATCTTTTGCGTGGGCATAAAATCCTGTAACACTAGCAAAGTTACTTGTCGTCAACTCAACTTCGTTAAGTCTTTTATTGATATCGTTTACAAGTCCTAGATAATCGTATGCCATTATTTCTCTCTTATAACAAGTTTAATGGTGCGTTCAGCCACACTAGCTGTATTGTCCGTCATACGACACGTGAATGTATATTCCCTATTTAATACTCCACCTGCAATATTAATTGTAGCTACAGTAGATGTGTTTGTTTGGGACACATTCTGAATGCTATCTGTTACTGCACTGCTAGAAGCTGTAGTTAAATCTTGTCCTGCAGCCAAAGTTGTCTTACCAATCTCCGGTGTTTGCACAGACCAAACAATTGCGCTAATAGTATTACTGCCTAAAAAACGAGACCAATCTACACTATAGTCTAGCGTCTCGTCCGGGTCTTTTACGGGCCACCTAAATGACATCTAATACTCCTATGCTGCCTTTGACGTTCTTACCCTGCGTTCTGCCGCAGTAGAAAATCTTTCGACATATATCTTTCTTGTTTCTCTTTGTACATACACTCTGCGGTCACTAGAACTTTCCGTAAAGCCTGTGATATATACCGTTCTGCTTCTGTCGTATGCATCTTTAACTGCTTCAAAATCAAACTGTACTGCAGTTGTTGATAGAGTTCCTATAGAACCCGTCAGAAGATTAGTAGAGAATACTTCCGTTACATTTGGCTTTACTGTGCCTATGGAAGTTGTAGCGACTGCACCGGACAGTATTTCAACTACGTCAACTTCAAATGTGCCAGTGCCGACTTCTAGTTCTGCAACTTGTCCTGTGGCTTCTACGCCTGTCAGGCCAGCACCAACTCCTACACCTAGAGAACCAACTTGCCCTGTTGCAGATACACCTGCTATTACGTCTGTAACTTTGACTTCAACGCCAGCTACAAAACCTGTGGCACTTACACCTGTAAGACTTTCAAGTACGTCTACTTCAAGTGTACCAGTACCGGCTGTTACAGAGGCTACAGCACCCGTTCCAACAACACCAGTAAGCGTGGTGCCTGTATTAGCAGTTACAGTGTTTACTGTGCCTGTTGCAGATACACTTGCTGATATAGCAACTGTTGTATTCGGCGCTACAGTTCCAATAGCGCCCGTAGCTTCTACACCAGTTATGTCTTCAGCTATATTAGGTGTTACAGTGCCAACGGCTCCTGTACCAGCTACGCCTGTGATTACTACAAGAACGTCTGCGCCTAGTATGGTTACAGTGCCAATTGCGCCAGTGGCTGCAACACCACCTATTTTCTCTGTTATCTGCGGCTCTACTGCTGGTGTGTTTGTTGTACCAGCTACGCCGGATGGAACAACACTGTTAGCAATTGTAAATGTGCCGATGGCACCTGTCGCAGATACTCCTGTGAGAATTTCCGTGACTTTAGCTTCTACAGTTCCAACGGAGCCTGTGGCCGCAACACCAGAAAGTGTCGCCGTATTTGAAAGGGCTACTGTACCGATAGCACCTGTTGCGGATACACCACTTAGTATTTCTGTTGGTTTGTCTTCAACAGTTCCTATCTGGCCTGTTGCACTAACACCAGAAATAATCTCTGTTACGTTTGGCTTGATAGTGCCAATGGCACCTGTAGCAGATACTCCAGTTAGTACATCAGTTACTTGGTCTTCAATAGTGCCTATTGCACCAGTACCAGCTACACCTGTGAGTGTAACACTATTGCCGATAGCAACAGTGCCAATTGCACCAGTTCCAGCTATACCTGTAAGTGAAGCACTATTACTAATAGCAACAGTGCCAACCGCACCAGTAGCAGAGACACTGTTAAGAACTTCTGAAACATCTATTTCAAAGCCACCGACTGATACCGTTTCAACTGCGCTTGTCGCAGAAACGCCTACAAGTGTGACAATGTATTGTCCATACTTGGCTGTACCGTATACACCAGCACCGTAGTTAGCTAGGTTTAGGGTAACAGCCATCGCTTATTATCCTTTAAGCGATACGGATAATAGCAGTCGATGCTCCAGCCGCAGGGAACTCAATAGTCAAGTCACCGGCAGTAGCAGATACTGTACCACCAAAGTCAATTGTAGCAATAGCTTTGTTAGACGCACTAGAGTTATAAATGATACAACCGTCAGCAGACAGTGTAACATCCGAAAACACTTCATCAGCAAAGTCTACAAGTGCTGTAGTACCAGACACAGAAATTGTACCACTGTCAAGGGTTTGACCACCAGCAGAATAACCAGTACCACTGGCTTCATCTGAATTACCTGTTACATCGCTGTAATTAGTCGTAGCTGCGCCGTATGTACCTGATGGAGATGCTTTGATAAGTGCAAGTTTAATTGTGTCTGTGTTCAAGTCATGCTCTTTGTTAAGAAGCTGT